GTGACTGCTGTTCTATATTTGAAAATGACGATCTCTCCAAATCTCCAATCATATGAGGTGGGATTCTAAAAATTCTTGCTATCTCATTTAACTGAAACTTTCTAGTTTCCAAAAACTGGGCCTCACTTGGTGCTATAGCTATTGGTTGATACTTCATCCCTTCTTCAAGTACAGCCACTTTATTGGCGTTCTTAGGCCCCTGAAAGGCTGCGTTCCAAGACTCTCTAACTCTTTCTGGGTCTTTAATAATACCTGGATGTTCTAAAACTCCACCTGGTTGTGCTCCATTTTGGAAGAATGACGCTCCATAATCTTCACAAGCCATAGCCATACCAATGGCATTTTTTGCCATGGTTATTGGTGAATATCCAATAAGTCCATCAAACCCAAGTCCAGGTATATGAAGTACATCTTCTTTTAAAAGATAAACTTCTTCTGATTTGTGATTGTATTTATAGAAGATTTCACCATCCTCACTTCGCATTACAGTCATCTTGTTTGGCATTAGTGGATAAAGTCCAATGATCTCATTTCTTCCATTACGAATTATCTGGTGTTTCTCTAAATACAAATGAAGTCATTTCAGTATTTGGCTCATCGTGCAAAAGAAAATATATAGCGTGGTCTTTTGCTTTTTCCTTTGAATTAGAATTTCCTCTTTTATATAAATGAAGAGGAAGTCCTGCTAAAGTTTCAGCAAGAACTCTCACACATGAATAAACTGCCGTCATTTGCATAGCAGTAAATTCGTTGACATTCCTTCCTGCTGTTGTTCTCCCAAATAAAAAAGACGATGAAGATATCCTCTCCCCGTCTTTAGGTTTGTCTCTAGATTTAAATATTAAATTTAGTATGTTTATATTACCACCTCCTAAATTTAGGTATAAGAAAAGCACCTACTAATGTAGATGCTATTTATTGACTATATTCCTAGTAATGCTCCGCCAATTATTAGCTCATCCCCTGGAATCGGAGATAATATTGCTATACCTAGCGCTATAATTCCAGCTGCTAATGAGAGCCAATTTTTGCCAGCTGCTGTTTTATTAGATTTGTGAACTCTGACATTTCCATTATCATATACATGGTCATGCGACCCGTCAGGATATTGCCTTGTCCGTCTGGCAAACCACTTATATTTTGATAGTTCTTTGTAATCTTCATCGTCAACTAATGCATAAAGTCCTTTTGTAAGTGGTATTTTTTTTCATTCCTTAACCACTCCAAATTCTTCTTTAACATTGTCAATTTTTACTTCTTCTCGCTTGTCATCAATGCTTACTAAGATTAACTTTCCTTTTGGTTTTTCTAATAAGTCTGAGATGTTTTCATCAAAGATCTTCTTACCTAGTAACTTAGTCATAGATGTAATACCAAGTAACTTCTCTTCAAATGGGTTAAATCCCAGTTCCCTTACTTTCTTAACTACTTCATCTTCATCTCGGTATTTTCTATTTGACCTGCCTTCAACAAGTTTTAGGTTCTTCCATCTATGGCCCTTCATTGCTTTTTCTAAAGCATAGGTTTTGATATCTTTGACCCATTGTTCCAGTTCGTCTAGTTTTGGTAGAATCTCTTCAATTTCATCATCAGATAGTTCTGGTGGTAGGGTAAATTCTTCTTGTGCTAGTTTTAGATTCTCTTCTGCTCTTTTCCTGCATTTATTTTTAGCTTTACAGAAGATGCACCATTCTCCACAAGAGAATTCTCCTTCGCCTCTATAAGCTTTCTCAGCAATCTCTCTTACGCTTTCTCCCCACTTATAAAGTTCTGTCTTTTTAATTTCATAAGATGAGATGTTACACCTTCTTGGTTGATAGATATGAAGAATTACTTTTTCGATATCATAAATTCCATCAAAGAGAGTCAGAGCACCTAGTCCATATAACATGAGTTGTGTGTTTTCTTTAGCATCTACTAAAACTCCCTGACCATACTTTAGATCTATTACATGAAGTTCTTTTTCTCCAACAACTACACAGTCATCAGTTCCAAAGGACTCCTTAACATAGTCTGATAGGTCAAGTCTTTCTTCCACAAAGACGGCTGGGCTTTCGTACCTACTTATTACTTCTGTCACATATGAAGCATATCCCTCAGTTAGCTCATCCATTTCTTCATCATAAAAATCTAAATCCTCTGTTGGATCTTTGATATCTAAGCCTAATAACTTTTTAAGCTTATATTCTGCTAAGGCATGAGCTGAGGTGCCTTCAAGTACATAAGGACTAACTTCATCTTCGTATTTTTGAGAAAGCCTAACGCTTGGTGGACAGTGAATCCAGCGTGAACTACTTGATGCAGATAATATTGCGTGATCGCCCATCAGAGTTTCTCCACATCTGCTACCAAGTCTTTATAGTTACTTGGATCAATCTCAGATAACTTTTTAGCCCCATACTTTTCTAAAAGTTCTCTTATCTTAGCTGTATGACCTAATCTTGATTTATCGGCTAGTATCTTTCTAACATCTTCAATCTCATAGATCTTTTCATTTTGTTTTACTTCCTCTCCCTCTTTAGGAACTTCCTCATCACTTTCTAAAGCTTTGAGAAGGACACCTATACTAGATGCAAGATTCTCTGCATCTTCTTTGATTTCCATTAGTAGCTTTATTCTTGACACTTTCTTCTCCTTTCTCGATTTCTCTAACATCCACTGAATCAACTGTCATCCCAGGGTCTAATAGATAAATTTGTCTGTAGTCTCCAAACAAAAATTTTATTAATCTGTTTGGAATTTTTCTGACTGCACCTTTAAGGACATTTGTCTTTTGTCCTTTCTCATTTGTTACATTGATGATTATTTTATGCCTCATGTTTGCCTCCTTTCTGAAAGGGTCATCTCCCTTACAAATCACAGGCAAAGAAAAAGGACGAGTTTTTAACCTCGTCCTAAAATATTTAAAAATTATTTTTGATTGTTTCTTTTGCCTTACCCAAATGTTTCTTAACCGCAGCTGAAGATATGTTCATTAAATCTGCAATTTCTGACTGCTTGTATCCATCTACATACATCAACTTGATTACTAATCGCTGTTTATCCGTTAATAAAGAAAGTATATCTTCCATATGCTCCGACCATTCAAATTCTTCATTCATGTCTTTGGATTTAATAGTTGCTATTAATCTTTTATCTGGATCAATATCCCCATCGTTATCGAAATCAAGAGATAAGTTATAGTTTCTTGGGAATCTTTCCTCCACTTCTCCTTTTAACATGTCCTCATTAGGTTCATATCCATGACTCTTTATAAAGTCGCTTATAAATTCTTGTTTCCACGCATATATTTCAGCTTTCTCTTCTTTAGTTCGTTCAGGTCTTAGATTCTTGTTGTTATAGTAAACTTCACTGTCGTCTAAAGCATGTAGTTTTTTGATGTCCACTTCTGTTATCCCATCTTTTCCTGGCTTTAATTCCAATTTTGTTTCATCTGCAAACCTATAAACATAGATGGTTCTTTCGTCCGATCTAGTCTTTCTAATTTTCAAAATATTCCTCGCTTTCTTGCCCGATAGCAAGGAGCGAGAAATACAAATTTTACCTACAGTTTATGGAGCATAGTTGTCTTTCACCTAAAAAAGGCTATAAGAAACTAGAGGTACTCCATCTACTTCTTTCAAAATTGATTGAAATTAGTTTATATGTGTATCTCACGCCCTTATAGCTAATCAGGCTTGATATAATTTGTAATAAAAAAAGCCTAATTCATCCGTTAAGATAAATTAGGCCGTCTTGCAGCTCTTAAAAATTTATGCTGATTTTTTGTAACTCTTTATGTCGTACTCTGTTTTATCTATTCTTTTAACTAAGGTGATACATCCACCTCTAGTTAGTTGAATACTTTGTCCGACTTCAAGTCTAACTTTAATTTCTTGTTTTTTATAGATATTTTGTAATATCCCAGTTTCCGCTTCAATTTTGCAAATAAGTTTATTATTTGCATCTTTTACTTCTTGAATTTCTTTAATAGGAATCTTCCTTTCTTTTATATTTTGGCTTGTGATA